AACGTTTTGGTTTTTATCATTAAAAACTGTCACCCTTGGGAATGAACCAATAATCTTTTGAGTAACAATTTTGTATCCATTAAATTCAGTATATCCGACGCGATCGACTGTTTCACCTTTGTTTGAAGCAAGAAGTCTAGTCGTTTCCAATGTCGCCACAGGAACGCTTGATCTATTGATAAAATAATCGGTGCCTTCATCATAAGAACAGAAAGCATTTTTATCCTGGATTACAAGACCACCGATGTAATTATCTGTAGAAATATTCTTGGCCAGTGTTCCACTTGGTGAAATTGAAGTACTGGCCGGAGTGAATCCATTTCTCTTTTTTGGAGTTTGGATTTTATCGAGCGTGGCATTTTGGAGCAATTTAAGTTTACCGACCAATTGCTCATTGGCCTTAGTGCTCATTCCATCCGTTAATTTTATCGATACTTCTTTCGTTTTCATTAAAACACCAACAAAGTAACGTCCATATTATTGGTTCCACTTTGATTTTCAATCGTAATAAATTTTNTCCACTTTGATTTTCAATCGTAATAAATTTTTTATTCCAGCTCACTCTTCTAGGGTATGCTGTTGTGTTGTTGCGCGAATCAATTACTAAATATCCAATAGGATCTCTATTAAGATCGTGCTCGTATGTCCGACTTGTTGAAGGAGGAAGAGATTCTATATTTACAGTAACAGCTGAATTAATTGGTGATTGGAAATAAGATCCAAGAGATTTAAATGTTTCAATCACGTTATCTTGAATCTCAGTCAATTTATCATCGATCGTATCAAGCGTTTTATCTTTTAAAGGGCCTATCTTTTTAAAATTTGTCACAATCTTTGGCATCAGTACTCCCAAAGACCACGCCCCCAACCATTAGGCGAGAATTGATCCTTTCTTACGTCTTGAACTCGCAGGGCCATACCAGAATCACGATTGCTGGCCATTGCAATAAGATTGTCTTCGATGATCTTCCTTTCCACTTGAAGAACATTCACGTCAGATTCTTCTTTAAGCATCATCTTAATTGCAGCATCTAAAACGATAAACTCTTCCCATCCGTTGACCCCATCGAATTGGTCAGTGTCATTGGTCAAGTTAGTCATTACTGGAGAATACCATAATTTAAAAATGCTATTTGCCGGTGGAATAGGAATGAATTTGATTTGATTGCCTTGAATTTTGTATTTAAAAGAGGCAATAAAATTTGAATAAGCAAAATATGGTTCGCGATATTGATTGCGCTCTTGAAACATAAAAGGCTTCAAGGTGAAGAAACTTCCCCCGCCTTTATCCTCATCGACTCCAAGCATCTTGTAGTAATCATCGGGAAGGTCATAGGTATCATTTGTCCCATCTGCTGTGATGATAAATGGATCGGCGATGTAGTAATCTTCGCCGTATGCTGCGATCAAAAGATCATAGAGCTTTTTAGCGGAAATATTAATATAGGTAGCAAGCTCATCGTCTTGAACGAATCCTGAATTAACCTGATCCGCCCTCTGTCTCGCTCTCGCTTTCAATTGCGCTAGTGTTACAGAACTACCCATAAATCCCCTTATTCTTCTTCTTTGTCTTCGGCCATCTCAAGATCGTAAATCATTTCTTTAACCAAAAGCCTTAGAGCATCTTGAAAGCCAATCTTGTCACCCTCAGAGAGAGAAGAGAAAACCTTTTCTACCAATGGATTTTGATCAATTTTTTGATCATCAATTGGCATTGGCCCTTCTTTCTTTTTATTCATGATGCCAATTATGACAGATGCCTTTTTCTTTTCATCTCCCATCATTCCAAGCATATCCACTCCTATTTGGTCTTAACCGTTATAGTTAGGGAAAGCTGAAGATTGCGAGAATTTCAAAGCGAAACGAATCGATGAACCATTTGAAGGATCAGCAGCGACTCCGGCATCATCAACGCATAGAAAACTGATTTTCTTTGTTGAAAGATCAACCGCGGTAATTTGAACGGTTAATACTTCGGCAGCGGCGGCCTGGAGCATGAAATCCATTCCGATAAAGAAGCTAAAAACATCGCTATAAACAACGTCATAAGCGCCGGCGCCAGTTCTTGTAACTGAAGCGATTCCGGGAGCGTTGTTAATAGTTGGGGCCCCTGCGGCGCCAATATCTACGATGGCAAACAAAGTAACCAGATCGAATAATGATTTAGCAAACTGTTTATAAATGCTAGACATAAAATACTCCTAAAAAAATGGGGAGAGTGAAAACACTCCCCCCGAATCTTCTAAAAAATTAGAAAGCAATACGAGCGTTCCAACCAGGTGCATGGCAACCTAATTGTTTGTATCCACCGATACGAGCTTCTGCTTCGTCGGCATCATTCACTCGGAGCATTTTCATTCCATCTTGCATTAAGAAACGAATTGGATCTTTCAAGGAAACGAGTTCCCAAGTTGAAAGAGTTAACATGTAACCAGCAGAGATGGTCAACCAAGGATCACAGAAAACGTTTAACACGCCTTGTTTGGTTGAGAGTTTAATCCCTTGGAAGTTGATGTTGGCATTCCCGTAAGCAGATTGTTGGATATACTGAACTTTTGTCCCAAGTGCTAACTCAAGGTCAGAATATTTATCAACAGGAAGAACAACGTTATCAGGACGTGCGCCTTCTTTATACATTCTGGCAGCACACTTGATAAGAGCTTCTTCGATAGGCAAAGCTGAACCATCAAAACGGATACCGGCCAAGCGAACAGGGTCAACTGAACGATCTACGCCGAAAAAGTTGTCACCTGAAGTTGGTGCAGTAGAAGGCAGCCATGCTTCCAAACCTTTCAATTTGGCATCATAGTCACCGGCCATTAAAACATAATCGTTAGCGGTGATTGCAGCGATTGTGTTAAGAGCAGCTGAAAGAGTTACTGTACCGGCATCGCGATCAACAGCGGTAACAGTTAATGCACCAACGCGCAAAGTACCACCTGTCTTAGCAGAAGCAAATTGCAATGATTGACCGATTTCAAATTTATGAACATCTTCAGAATTTCTGAGAGTCATAACTGTTAATGCCAAGTTTTGTGTTGAGATGATCTGAGCGATAGTACCGCCACCATCACCATAAACTGACATAGCATCAGAATCGGCCATAGAGCTGAAAGCTCCATCGATTTCAGTGGTCAATGCTTTAAGGAAAGCGCCTTTGTCGTTTTCAGAGGCTTCCATCACCTCGTTAGAAACTGTGGCAAATCCATAGTCTTTTACACGAGTAAGGTTAAACGCTTTTACTTTTGAAGTAGAAGTGTTTGCTTGAGCTGTGGCAAATGTTGCCGAACGACGTTGGTTGTTTCCATGAATCAATGCAAATTTGTATGATTCACCGAAAAATTCTTTGTTCTTTGCAAGCATTGCGTACAAAGGACGGTTTTTATAAGTGAGGTTCTCTACTTTTTTTGAACTATAAAGAACTTTTAACGCTGGTGAGAATGACGATACATCTAAGGCCATATTTTACTCCTATTTTACAAATTTTAATGCCCATTTCAGACGTTCTTGCTCGTTTTCCGGGCCTTCATCTGCCATGGACGGGTTACGAGAAAAGTCATTTGTAAGTGTCTTAGGAGAAAGTGACTGCGTAGAGTTTGACGGTTCAACACCATCGTCGCCCAAAAATGAGCGGAGGGACTTTCCTATCTTTTTAGATTGTACTCTTGATCTGAATTGCTGCGCAAGATAATTTTCTACCTTCTTCGCGGCATCCTCAATCGACATGATATTATCGTTTGCATAATCTTCGCCGAGTTCTTGTACGTTTCTCTGATAATCCTGCTCGATAATATCCCACACATTATCTTCGTATCCCATGGCGTTGATCATTGGGTACGTATCTGGACTTGCTTCTAGGTGTTCATTTATTTTTTCTTTGAAAATGGCAATTTCAGTTTCTTGATTTTGCGCTGCTCTTTCTTGTTCCCTTTCTTGTTGCCATTCTTTTTTTAGTTCATCGCGAAGCTCTTCTTTAACTTTTGCTTTAATCTCTGTTGGACTTAACCATTTGTTTTCTGGATCATTTACTATGTCGTCGAAAATATCATTTTCAGATCTTGACTGATTTGATTTCTGCTTATTATTGGCGTTAACCATTTCCTCAAGTTTTCTTATCCTTTCATCATATTGAACTTTTTCCTGCTTCCATTTCTTTTCAGCAAGGAACTGCTTTCTTTTTAGTTCTAATGATTCGTTATATTTTTTTGGGTCAAGCTCCACTTTTGGCGCAACGGGCGCCTTTACTTCTTTCTTGACCTCTTTCTGCCTTTCTTTCTGGGCCTGTTCATCTTCCATCTTTTCCAGTGCTAATTCTGGATCTTCTTGCTCTACTTCCTTTTCTTTTTCCTCTTCCGGGTTCCCAATTCCCCCCATTGCCTTAATTGCCTCATCGAAGTCTGAGGGCGCGTGGTTTTCTGATGCTGACTGCACTTGAGTATTCACTGTTTATCCTTTTTTTTCTCCCCGTTATTGGGGTTAGAAATTTGGTAACTGCGTGGCCTGGGGAGGCGTTAGCATGTTGGGATCAAATGCTGGTTCAGTTTGCTGCCCTTGTGGCGCCGGTGGCATTTGAGATTGCTGCATTTCTTGATTGGTTAGAATCTGTTCTGCCATTGCCTCTTCTTCTGGCGTTGGCATTGGATTTTTAACTTGCTCTATGATTGATTCTGCATCGCTAATCCACATAGCAAAAAGGTCAAGTCTTTCTGGTTCTAGTCCTTTGTCTTTGTAATAGAAAAGGCACTGACTCATAAATTCGATGCCTTTATTTAAAAGCTCAAGGCCTAGATAGACTGATGGTTGGATGTAATTCCCTTTATCGACAATGTTTTCTACGACCATATCAATATGGCGCTTTTTGGCATTGGCTATCTGGAAGTACTTTTCGGTGTCAGGAAAATCCATTAAATCTCTCGCTGTATCCATGTCGATCATTTGAGTTTCCATTAGAAACTTAACGTCTTCTTGGCGCCCGGCAGGTTGGGTCCTTAGGAAATTGGTCGGGTAACATTGGGTTGTATATTCATCATCTTTTAGATCAATGTCTTTCCAGAGGATCTTCTCCATTCCCTTTTTATCCATGAATGTTGATGAAAATTCTGGGTTTTCTTCTGCTAGTGACTTTGCTTCTTCGATGTAAAGGCGCCAAAGGGCAATATGTGCCTGTTCATAGTCTTGGGCGACCAGCGCAAAACGTTCGGTTTCAATATCGTTGTACTCGCGAAGAGCGCGACCTGATGACAGATCGGCCGGCTTGGAACCAGCGACGGAAAGCTCAGAGAGTCCGATCAATTGAAACGCTTTCGCGTAAAGGTTCTCAATTTGTGCTGATAACTCAGGGGGGATCCCCATTAGTGGAGAGTATTCTGGCTTTTCTCCGGAATATTTAACGATCCCACCGATTTCATTACTTAAATGCTGCACTGGCACTTTGGTCCCATCCTTGATGAAAAGTTTTGGGACAGACCCTAGGTGCATTGATAATTGCAAGGTTCTTAGTAGTTTGTTTATTTCAACCTGGACCCCGGTAATAATCTCAGCAATACCTTCTCCCCAGAATCCTGCAAGACGGGGACGATATTTTTGGAAAACGAAAGGGAACTTGTCCCTTTTCCATGCTTCATCTAAAAATGTGCAAGTGTTGATCCCAATGAAGTGACGGCCACCTTTGCCATCTTTTGTTGGCAATTTCCACGCCTCACAGACCACAACCTGGTCCTGAGAATTAAAATCGACGATGTATTGAAAGTCGCCCAGTGATGCCTTTTCAATTTCATCAGAAAATTCAGGGTATTTCTCTTTGAGAATATGCTTATTGATGATTTGAACTTCGTATAAGACAAAGGGATTCCCGTAAATCGCATCACTTTCGTCAACTATTAGGCTTGGAGTGAATTTGTTTTCCGACTTAATTTCCCCGTTCTCGCTGTAGACCTTAATCGCCCCAGTCCCAAACACTCCGCAACCTCTAAACATGAGCTGCATTTTTTGATCGTCATTGTTTTTGTACCCAAGACCCATGACAAATTTCTCGAGCAATCTTGCTTTGCGTTGCTTGGTGGCATCTCCACCATTGGTTAGAAATCTT